CTGCGGTTATTTCGCCAAGTCCATTGCGCCTATACATGCTTTGGTTGTAACCCTGAAAGGCTGTGGCGGTGGTTACGACATGCAAATAGCGTATACCGTTCACGGTGACTATCTCACGTGTAGTAGGGGACCCCCAGTTTGACCACCTGTTTGATATATCATTCCAAGCAGTATCCCAGACGAGATTTCTCCCCCCAACCTCAAGATTATCAATGTCATACTGAGCTGCTGTAGCTGTATTGTATGCCGATGATGCCGTGTTGCTGGCTGCTGTTGCTGTGTTGTATGCCGCAGTCGCGCTATTATTTGCTGCTGTAGCTGCGTTATATGCCGATGATGCCGTGTTGCTGGCTGCTGTTGCTGTATTATTTGCCGCTGTAGCTGTATTGTATGCCGATGATGCCGTGTTGCTAATTCCCAAAAGCACGCTTGCGTATGTGGTAGGCTCTGCATTAGTCCACGCATATGTTCCCGAATTGGTAGCGGTCTCTTGACAGGTATAAAGATACGGATACGTGTCTGATGAAGTCGGTAGTATCGTGCTCCACGCTCCATACGTCCTAGCCGACCCCGTACCCACGTGAGCGGTTGGCTTTGACGGTACTGTAGTTGAATTTGATGCATAATACAGCGTTGTGATACTCGCTATTGAATCGTTAACACTGCTTGACAAAGTATTTATGACTTGCTGATAAGTAGTAGGCTCTACATTAGTCCACGCATACGTCCCTGAATTAGTGACGGATTCTTTACAGATATACAAATACGGATAGTTGGTGTTTAGTGTCGGTAATACTATGCTCCATGCTCCGTATGTTGTAGTCGTTCCCGTGCTTACATGAGCCGTTGGTTTAGCTGGCGCTGTAGTAGAGCTTGATGCATAATACAGCGTTGATATGCCTGATATTGAGCTGTTAGCCGTGCTGCTGATAGATGCTATTATTTCGGTGTAATTTAGCTTTTCAACAAGCGTACATCCAACAAATCCTGTGCTTTCTGTAAACATCTCTGAACATCTGTAAAGATAAGGATAAGTTGAGTTATACGACGGTATTATCTTAGTCCACTGATTATACACACTTGTGTCTGTGCTTACTTCCGAGCTTGGCGCTGATGGTGCGCTACTTGAATTTGATGCATAATATATGACCACCAAATCATTTAAGGCAAGCCCTGCGACTTCTTCGGCTGCGTTGGCTACGTGTATTGCGCTTGTAGAATTAGACAGCGCACTTGTCGCTTTTTCATCAACCGAGTCGGCGGTGTCTTTTGCATTGGTGGCGAGTTCTTGTGCTACTTCAGCTACTTTCTGTGCGCTTTCGGCTCTTATTCTGGCTATGCCTGCTTGAACTGCTGCCTCTATAGCTTTAGCGTCTCCAGTTGGCGGAGTCGTGGCGTTTCCGACAAGCCAAGCTCCGCCGCCACTAACTCTTACTTGAACGGTGTCGCCCACAGACGCGGATATTGTCATCTTAACAGGTGTCTCATTTACTCCACCCGGAATATGTACCCAAGCCGTGCCGCCGTCTATTCTCGTGACAGTAGCGGATGTATCATAAGCCTGTGTCTTAGTTTTTCCGCTTTCCGATATGGCATTTATCAAATCCTTGCTGACCTTATCCAACCTCTATCACCTCTTCTTTCGTCTGACAAGCATATCCTAATTCAATGCTTTGCTCCGTGATTTTAAATTTTCCATCGAGTCCGACTTCGGGATATGATATTCTCACCATATCCCCCACGTTTAATTCCGGAACATACCGCCTTTTGTAACTTAGAGTTCTTGACGGTGTCTGTAACTCCGTCAATCTTCTCTTAGCATACTGTGATAGCGTTTCATTGTCCGCCAAATTGACGCCCGTCTCTTCTGCCCAAATCTCGCGCCCTCTATTTACTGTTGACAGCGGACTTTTCTCCGAATCATCTCTTGCCGTGGCTGTTGATGTTGATGCTACCGCTCTAAATACATTCGGGCATGAGTACCAATCATAGGTATCTGTAATATCCGTTTCAACAATGTCATTTTGAAGAGTTGAAAACATAGCTTTATTTGCTGTATCATACGGCTCTATGCTGATATCCCCCATTCCGTCAATCACAATGTGCCATCCTATTGCGTTAAGTATCTTCTGAGCCATGGACAGCTTTGTCTCTCCATCTTCAGCAATAATGCTTTCACTTATGGTTTGACTACCGCTCGAATATGTCACAGGTGCAAATCCTTTTAACAGATCTGATACAAGCTTTGCCCCCTCTATTCCAGCCGGCGCATACCAACCACGCTGTAACATGATATCGTCAAGCGGTTTTAGTACAGAATAGCATTCAATCTTATATGATTCTCTCCGTCCATCAAGCTCTCTTTCAGGTGCGGATGTAAGCCCCGTGAATAGCGGTATTCTCTCAGCGTCTCCGTTTTGCCTTGCATTCAAATAGATTCTTACCCATATTTCTCCATCATTCGGCTTTTCGGTCATATCGATATCAGCTGATTGTAATAAATCTTTGCTAGACCGGTCAATCGAACCGCCCGTAAATTCAAGCTGTTGAATATCCGCCCATGTCACGGGTGATATTTGATATAAATCATATGTCGCTGTATATCCTTTAGCCCATTCCATCTATTAACCCTCATAATCGCCATAAGCCATTCCCTCAAATCCTTCAGGTGCTACCTTCTTGATGTCAAGTGAATAACTAACCATAATGTTATTTTCTGCCGAATCTGACACTTGAATATCTGCTGCGAACGATGAGCCGTCCGGCGTTCTTACATGACATAGATCTGTGTATTCCGCTAACTTGCGCATTTGAAGTATTTTTTCTATGTCTTCAGCGGATAACATGACCGTACTTGTGCTCATATCTCTTTCAATTCCGACATTCCAGTCACCTGTTATTGATCCGCCTAGATATCTTGTGCGTTCAAAATCCTTAGACCATTTATTATCAAATTCGAGATTATATTCAACTTCTAACTGTTCTCCGGCAAAATCAATTATCATATATTTAGACTCTAAGATATCGCCGTCATCTCCATTAAAATCTGTCCAGGCTATCATATTATCATCTGTCGTATAGTCGCCGTTAAGCGTACGACACACAAGGCGATGACCGCCAAACTCTCCGAGTGCCGGATATGGGTCTACATATGTTTCTCCAAATTCCGCACCTTGATATATTAATTCGGGAGCATCCGCTGATAATCTGTATATATCGCATACGTCACCTGACACCTTGTTGTTCGAATCAGCGATTGATATCACTGCTATATTGTCTTGAATCGTGATTGTCCCTGTCGGTCTCCATGCTTGATGTGACCAGTGGACAGTAAAGTCAGCCGTTGCCGTTCCTGTCTGCCCTAAATAATCTATAACTTTTATTGTAATTGTGTACTGACACCCATCATCAAGCTGTCCGATTAAGTCGCTTTCTGCGATTGTTAGCGTTCCATCTCCCTCAATTTCAACTTGTGCAATAGTCTCACCGTCGTATCCATCAAAGGTTGATTCATCCGGACGTGTTATTTGGCAATCTCCCAACCTTGTAATTGTTGCTATTGTCTGACCACCAGCACCAGCTCCAATTGATGATATAGTAAGTGGAAGAGTTTCCATGACATATGGGATTGTTCTTGTCTCTTCATCGTCATCAATGACGACATAATCAGCTGTGAGATTAGTTGATATTGTCGGAACGGGAGCATCTTTAATTGTCAGCATTTCCACATCCGACCATTCGGAAGTCTCACCGCTTGCGGATGTCGTTCTGATAGCAAGATATTTAACATCACCATCTGCCCAACCAAGCTCAGAAATATCAATGTCAATGCTCTGTTCATTGGTCGCTGATGCTATGATATCGCCGTATGTGATGATGCCGCCTGATGATATCGTTGCTACGCATATATCAGCCGTAGCCTGTTCTGTGCCGTCACCGCTCGCATATACCCAATAAGCTGTAATGCTTCCCTCACTTGATACGGCATTTTCTGAAAGATAAAGTTGTGTCGTGACAGGTGCATCTGTCAATGATACCATTGAATCATCTGTTATTGTGCTCCATGGTGTGTGAATGTCGGTGCTTTCCGTTCCTGTCGCTTCACGCACTCGAAAATACCATGTTTTACCAGTATCTAAACCTGTCACATATCTAGCTGTCTTACCGTCAATTTCCCATGTATATTCATCTGGCTCATCGGTGCTTTCCCATGCGTCAATCTCATCTGACCATGATATAGTAGCTATTTTTGCATCTGAATATACTGAAGTCCATGACACAAGGACTTTACCAACGGTATTGGTCCTTGTGACAGTGACGTTTTGTGGGCTGCTTGGAGTTGCACCGCCAATAGCTATGCTATCTGATGTCATTTTGTTTCCGGCGGTGATCGCTCTTGCATATATCTTATAGCTTGTCACCTCGCTCATATCGGGCAAGCTGCAAGTTGTAGTTCTCACTCCACTTCCTTGCGCTGAATGACCTATTACTGTTATCTTCCCGTCATTTGTCTGCAAACTGAATTCAAGATATGAGAAAGTAACATCTGATTCATTCGTGCAGATGATATCAACGGTTGTTGATGCTGATGATATGCTAGTGGAAGATAGGTTTGACGGGGTAGTTAATCGCCCATATCCATTTGATACAAGATAGGCGTTCCCGATAGTGGTAACTCCGTCCCTCTCGGTGTCGACTCTAACGAACATACATTCATCTACGCCAAGCACTCCATTTGCTTGGATATTGACATTTCCGCTTGCATCTGCTTTATATGGCGTGTCACCGTCAAAAGATGCTCCGGACGGGCATACGTAATTAGCTAATGGAGTTGCAAACGCATATTTCGGTGTCGCACTCGCTATCTTCTTACCCCCGTCGCTTAACTTCCATGTAACATTGAGATTATAAACATTGGCGGATTCACCTGTGATTTTTGCCCAAACCTTTGAAGGCGTATTTGCATCTCCATATGTGTGAGATTGAAGATTAGCATCTGAATCTCCGGCAATTCCTCTCGCTTTTACTTTGAAATATCTGATCAGCTTACCGCCTGCTGCCTTGATAGCTGTCGCCGATTCTGTATATGACCTTGAGCCGCTCGCCGCCTGTCCTGTTGTCCACGATGTCGGCTCTGAGCCTGTTGACAGCCACGTCTTATAACACACATCTGTAAAGTGTTTGTGATCTGTTGTTGATGTCGATAAATTCCATGAAAATGTCCCTGAATATGACGGACTGCTATTAAGCGACCATGACAAGCTCGGCTTCGCTGGTTTATTTATGGTGTATTTTACGGTTTTAAAATCTGACCATGTGTAAATTGTCTTGGATGTGTCTGCCCTATTATTTCTTACACCGAATTCAATAGCAACAATCTGATTTGCCTTTCCGCTTTTAGCCGGATATACATCGGACGCATCGAAATTAACATGTGACCATGATGTCTTATTTACTCCTATGCTGTCATACCACCATCCGAAGGTCTTTCCGTTCCCGAAGTAAAGTTTATAACCGACTATCTGCCCATCGCTTGAATTAGCAGCTGCAATTTTCCATGAAAATACGAATTTCAAGCCGCTTCTTTCAACTTTTAACCCTGTCGGTGCTTTTGTTTGTTGTTTTGTCTTTGCCATATCAGCCTCGCATTCTATTTTGACGTTTTAATTCTCTTGCGAACTTCTTTGCCCACATCTCAGGCGATTCTGCCCCGTTGACTGTCATGTTGATGTATGTGTCACTAAGTCCACCTTTATCAAGCGGTACTACAGCCTCAGCTCCTGCTTCACCTACCCCGATAATAGACGGTGATGTAAAAATACCGCCTTTCTTGTACCAATTAACATCTATTGATGGGACTGTGTTGTTTTTTGCGTCAAATTTACCTGTCATTTTAAAGTGTGGTAGTTTGATATCATGTGAAAATTCAAATGATGTGTTTCTAAAAAGAGCCTTCAAAGAAGTAAGCTGAGATACAGCCGACGCGTTAATCATCATCATGCCTGCGTTAAAGCTTTTCACTGCTGAATCTATCCCTGATTTAATGCCGCTGTTAATAGCTTTTCCCAAGCCATCGCTTTTTGCTTTTGCCTTGCTTTCTCCACCGCTAAAAGCGGATATCACAGCATTAACAGCATTCTCTGCAAGCTGTCCAAGTCCATCTAATACCGCTTGGACAGTATCCACACTGGAAGCCATTCCAGTTAGCGCATCTGCTGCCGCTTTTGCATCGTTCTTTATTCCTGCCACGCTTTCAGCCACTCCGGCAAGTGCCACCTCTAACAATAGAGTTGTAGCAAGTGCAATTAAAGATGTTGCTTCATAGGCTATTAATGCCAATGATGCAAGCCCTAAAGCTCCTGAAAAACCGACAAACGCAACTGCGCAAATTCCAAGACTACCTGCAAGCAAAAGACTAGCTCCGGAAAGTACCAGAGCTGCCCCGGATATCTGTAGCATAGCTAAAGCCGATGAACCTCCATAAGTGGAGATAGTCGGAAGTTGTTCCGCTAGTGCCGCTACGCCATTTGTAGCTAACCATATACCGGCACCGACAAGCGCAACTGCTGCGCCAAGTGCCAAAAGTCCGACCGCTGACACTGTAGCAACAGAGCCTATCAAGGCAAGTGCCGCCGCCATTCCGACACCGACACCTGCAATCAATACAAACGTAGCAACTGCGCCTGTACCTGCTGCCGTTAACTGAATAGCCGCATCTGCCATTATCTTCATACCCATTCCGACAAGCATAACCGCCGCCCCTAATGCGACGAGTTGCAGTGCCTGTCCTGCCATTGCTCCAAATGATGTCGCCGCCCCACCGACTGCCGGCGTTGCGCTTACTGCTGCCGAGCCTATGCCGGATATCTTTCCGGCTAGTCCGCCAAGACCACTTGCGGCTTTTCCGGTAAAATTAACAATTCCGCCTATTCCCGTACCTAGTTTTCCAACAATCGAAATGACCGGTCCTGCCACTGCGGCAATTCCACCGATTTTTAAAATGAATTGCTGTGTACCTTCGTCTAGACCTTCCCATTTGCTTGTCAAGTCCTCAATAGCAGGCACAATTGTTTCAACAAACCCTTCAATAGCAGGCGCCGCTGCTTCAACTAAATCAGCCCCGGCTATCATGATCTCGTTTAAAGCTGTTTGAAGTTTCTCGATTGGCTGTTGCGTCTCCTCAAATGTCGAATCAACCGACCCAGCAAACTCACCTAATGCTCCATCAAAATCTTGAAGATTTAACGTGCCCTCGCTTACAGCGTTATAGATTGATGCACCGGCACGGCTTCCAAACAGCTCATAAGCCGCCTGTAATTTCTCTGTTTCGGATTTGTTAGAATCCATTGTTTTTTCAAATCCGCTAAGAGCTTCGCTTAGTGTTCCGCCATCTTTGGCGGCATTTTTCATTGCTGTACGTAGTCCCATGATGGCTTGTGATGAGTCTATTCCAGCCATATCAACCTGACCTAAAAACGCCGCCGCATCTTCCGCTGAAAGTCCCATCTGTTTAAAGGATACGGCATTAGTAGCTAGCTGATCTGCAAGCGTTCCAACGTCAACACCTGTTTTTTGTCCGACTACATTTAAGGCGTCAAGCATCTCACCTGCGTCATCTGTGTTTTTCCCAAATGCCGCCAATACCTTTGATGTAGAATCTACGGCAGATGATACGTCTTGCCCGTTAATATCTGCAAATTTAACAAATTTGGTTGATAGTTCCTCTAAAGCCTCGCCGGTTAATCCAAATCTTGTATTCACTTCTCCGATAGCTGCGCCTGCTGTATCAAAGCTAACAGGAATTGAAGTAGCGATATTGTTCATGGAGTCTTTCATTTCCGCTAATGCTTCTCCTGTCGCTCCTGTTTTCGTTGCTATCGTATCAGCTCCGTTGTCTATCTGTTTCCAAGCGGCTACAGCTGCGCCGCCTGCTGCCACAATCGGAAGTGTTACCGATTTCGTAAGTGTACTGCCAAGAGATGAGAACTTATCACCTAAAGCTTTGCACATAGATTTCCCGGTTTTACCCCCTGCAGATTTACCTGCGGCGGTGCCTGCCGGCTCTAATTCCTTTGTAATGGTTTGCTGTGCCCCTTGCATACTTGGTATGATTTGGACGTAGGCGTTACCTATGTTAGCTCCATCAGACATGCTTTTTTCTCCTTTCAGACATCCACTTTGCCAGCTCCTTATGCGTCAATGCACCGCTACCGAAATGTTTCTTTTTATCATTTTTCGCTCCGGGTCTTGGATATGGTTTAGGTTCTTTTGCTCTTTTTCTTGAGCCTATAGCAACCAAATTAGCATTTATCATTGCCAACATATCCCATATATCAGCAAGCATATAATTTGTCTTTATAAGTTGTCCCCACATATAAGCGTCTGGATCTAAATCTCGCGCTATATTTGAATCTAATTTAATATTACTTAAATACGATTTGAGCGATCCCCACGAAAGAGATCGCCCTAAATCATCGACTGAATATCCTGTGCCGAATAAGTCAGCGTTAAGAGCCTCACGATGTTCCTCGGTGAATCTCGCAAGGCTTATTATTCCCCCACTGATGCTCCGTCTGAATCCTTCTTTGACTCTTCCGCCCATGTATTAACCAAAAGATTGTAATCATCTCTTGCAAGCGAATCCACAACATCATCGGGAATATATTTTTTTAACCATTCCAATGTCCCCTCTGCTGTCTCCGCAAGGTTTAAATCTTTTATAGACATACTCCCTGCAAGTGGTATTTTATAAACATCACCGCCAATATCTACGGACATTGTTTTGACTTTTTTATTTCTTAACTTCAACATTGCCATTTTCTTTTTTCTCCATTTATGATGCGCTTTCTTCAGTTGCAAATATAAATCCGTCTCCCTGTGCTGTGATTGTCGGTGTCCAGACAATAGCCGCACCCGGTGCAAAAGATACGTTGTCAACTGCGCTAACCTGACCTTCTGAGCATCCGACATACATTAAGTCATTACCATCTTTCATAAGCCACAAAAAAGCTTCTGAAGGCGGTAACTCGCCATCTGACAGATTAGCCGTAATAAACTTACCATGTGAACCTGTTGCAGTTGTGATGTTTACATTGTCTGCGCCAACAATAAGTTTAAGCGTCTCCTCTGTAGTGTCCTGAATAGGCGACTTAATTGTTTCTGTGTGCTCTGTCATGATTACACGCTTGATAACATTTGCCCAGTTCCTAATGTTTTCGGTTGTTTTGTCTGTTGTCAGCGTAATTCCATCCGCTGATACATCGCCTACATTTCTCCATGCTGAAACATAATATTTAATTTCAATCTTTTCACCGCCTGTAAATGAAGTCCCCGAATATGTAAGACTTGTACCCGTGATTGAATAATTATTTTTTAAAATAGCTGTTCCATCAGCTGTAATGGTTATTACTTCATTTACACTTTCCGTCAATGTGAATGTAGTCTGACCTGCAGTTGCTGTGAATTTATCTGTTGTCGTACCATCGCCATTACTTCCAACAACATCCCCCGGATAAGTCGGGAGATTCGTTCCGGCTGTAGCATGAAAAAACATTCCGGTCGCAAGTCCAATTCCTAATTTAGTATCTGGCATTTTTTAATCCTCCTGTGATTTTTCTTGTATAGTTGCTTTTTCTATATGCGCCACAATTCTAAGTCTTGCTGTGCACAAAGAAAGCTCCGGTCTCACAGGGTCATTTCCCCATGATCCTGAGCTGTTTACTGTAACATATCTGATTGCTGTTGATTGCTCCCTGGCTACCTTTTTGAGTATTCCAATTGAATTTCTAAGAAGCTCCAAAGCATCCGCCTCAATCTTTGCTCTGCAATCAAGCATAACCTCAAAAGTATCTATCTTGTTCTCATTAGTTCCCCCAACTTGCGTCACGAGAACACAGGGCAAAGCGAAATCCTCCGGCAGGGGGCGGCAATATGCATTCACATAATCATCTAATGCTGCTCTTACTTCATCTTCAATATCAATACTTCTTTCAATTTCCAATTAAAACACCGCCCTTGATAATACATGATGCTCTGACTCTGCTTTCATACTGGCGTAGTCGGTTGTGCTAACTGACGATATCCAACGACCTCCACCATATCCGCCTTTATAGGTGTTTACGGAAAAACCTTCCGACTCCTCAGCGATAGCTGCGCCTGCCGTGTCCGCTATGCGCCCGGCATGACTTTCAACAAGCTCTTTTGTTCCTTGAGAATTTAATATCTCTTTAAAGCCTTCTGAACGAAATTCAATCCTTATCATCCTGTCCACCTCACAAGCCTTAATTGAACATGATCTAATTTTCCCGTAGCTGATATCCTCTTTTGTGGTGCTCCGTCAATAGTATATGTTTCATTGTCATATTCTATTCTGTCGCCCTCTAATACATCTGAATCCTTTGGAAGATAAGCTGTAAGACCTTCGGATATGGCTATAACTCTACCATCCTGAGAAAGAGCTGTATCAGACGGCTGGACACAACAATTTGATATCGTAAGCTCATCTGTATTATCCCAATCCGGAACATTTGAGCCTCGGCTTGTTTTTGTCCCCGGTCTTATTCTTTTGATTTCCTGTCTCCAAAATGATATAGGTTTACTCATCATCATCCTCCGGCTGCCACATTTCAAGCACTCCGTATCTTTGCTTTTTGAAACCTAAAAGCTTTAAATCGCTAGGCCATAGCCTTATTGTATCGCTTGCGTTTGGCATGGAAAAAGATAAAGATAAGCTACCTGTTGTTTCTGTCTGCTGTGTTGTCGGAAGTTGACCTGCAGGTGTATCGAGATCTCTTAACACAACCCCTACCACTACAGATTTAACAACAGATGCGTAAGCCGTTGAAGCTTCTATAAGCGCATCAACATCTTTACCGACTCTCTCGCCCTCATAACGAATGATATTACTCACATGCGTTATCAAATATTCCGCTCTTGTAGCTTCTTCATTGGTTAGGTCTCTTTTTAAATTTATGATGTCGCTTACCGTTGCAAAATCGCTCATCTTTTCATCCTTTTGTCTTTTTTGTTCCTGTGGATTTCTTCTTTTCTGATTTTTTTGAATCCTGCTCAGGGACTAATTCGATATTAGTCCCTGAACATTTATCATCAGAAACGAAAATAACCCCCGTATCTTTGTTTCTGTATCTCATTACATCTCTCCTTAGCTTACGATTCTGTTGAATGCTGCCGGAATAAGGATACCCCAACCGATATAAGCTTCAGCACGGAGATATATCTGGTTGTGTCCCTGAAGGTCACCTGCCGTTGCATCATTATCAGGATTACCATATTCGATAATTTTAACGGGTATATTCTTAGCATATCCCCAACGGAAATAATCACGGAAGTTTCCGACAATAGCAAGGTCGGTGTTTGTACTTCCACTAGCTGTACCCGTGAATGATACTGTGCTGTTGGTGTCGACCGGTAAGCCGTTGATCGTATCGGGATTTGCACCCCATGCAAGCTCCGGGAACAGTGCCTCGTTAAGGCTAGTGCCCTTCTTGAGTGCTGCGAGATATGATCGATATGTCGGCGCCATTGCCATTCCCGTAGCTTCATAACCTGCGCTCTGAATAGTTTCAATTGCTGTCTGTACTACGCTATTTGCATTAGATGTACCTACTGTATAAGTCGTTGTATTGGTTACTTCTGAATCGAAATGGTTGGTTCCGATTATTGTAGATGCTACTTTGGTTCTGGGATTAAGACCATGGAAAGCCATGATGTCGATACCCCTAGCCGCCTTTGCTGCAAAACCTTCCGAAAAGGCTTTAAGAATACCTAACTGATACTCCTCTGACGCCAACATAAACTCATCTGACACGCGTACACCATATTCAATCTTTACAGGTGTAATGGATTTCTGTCCAATCGTTGCGCCGCCATTTGACTTTGCTCCGGATTCTGCAACTATATCAACTTCATTATCAAGGTTAAATGTCCATGTCGTCGCACCTGTGAAGGGGATCGGCTTAGATGCTGATAATTTAGCAACTGAAGATTTCCCCTGAACAAGATTGAACATTTCGCTGGTTAATTCCGGTGGAAAATATGTTGTCCCGTTCGATGTTGTCTGTAATACACTACTCATTTTTTTATCCTCCTAATTTTTTAAATTGTTGAGCAGGGTTTTAAACCCTACCTCCGTTGTACTGTTTTTTCCTTTTGGCTCACTGGATACTGAAGGCGGCTCAGATGTCCCGGCACTAAATAACGATTTGAGAACCTCAGCGTCTTTTTTTATTGCGTTTTCATCCTCTCCCGTCAACCTATCGGACAGTCCATAAGGTAAGCCCATTTCATGAGCTATCTTTGCCTTTAATGAAGCCGTTTCATAAGACTTCACTTTTTCCTTTAGGCTTGATATTTCCTTGTCTTTTGTTCCGATGTTCTTAAGCTGTCCGTCATAATCAGCTATCCGGCTATTAAGTTCTTTGATTTTACTTTCATATTCTGTGTTTCTTGCCTTCACCTCGTCATAATCAGCATACTTTTTATTCTGTGCTTCTCGGTCACGTGTTAAACGTTCCTTGATTATGGTATCGAGTTCCTCTTGTGAGTTAATTGGTGTAAATTCTGCCATTTTTTGTTCCTTTCCCCACTTAAATCCGCGTGGTGAGCGTAAATTTGTATTAAAAAAGCACCCGTACGGATGCTCTTTAATAATTAACACTTTGTTTTTTCTTTTTCTTTTTCGACCTGCTGCATATCCAGTAAGCTAAGATCGCGCTATCCATTAAGCTGACGTCCGCACCTTCAACAAAGGTATTGAATCCGAAACCGCCTTTTGAACCTATGGTTCTTTTTTCGCTGTTCGTTATAATCTTTGTAAGTGACGGCTGATTCATATGCCTTATGTGTTGCGCTTCAATGCCTTGCAAAAATAAAGCATTTGCCTCAACAACCTCTGTAACTGTCGGGATGATCGGTTTTGGCTTTATTTTTTCGGCTTTCATATCTCTTTCAAGGTTACGATTGCCTGCTGCCCCATCTATGACGATTTTTTCAACGTCTACGGATTTCAAGAATTTAATTATCCACGCGTTTCCGCTTCTCAGCGGTCTGCAATCTATCGCTTCAATGAAGATTTCGCCTGTTTTTGTTCTGGCGGCTACTGAAACCGATACGTTAGTAGCATCGATGCCGTATTTTATCCCGACATATATCTGTCCTGTGAGCTTCGGCATTTTATTAGCTTTAAGATTAGCCCATTCAACTTCGGATATCTCAGATTTCTGATTGTAGGTTACCCATAACCCAAGACGCTGAATATTGAAATCGATATCATCTCCTTCATATTCAGCTTCAACCGACCTTACTGAGATAATTGTCCCTAGCGAGGGATTTGTTTCATACCAAGCTTCTTTATCTTGCGGATCTGTCTGTTTTTCAACTGACCATTCTATCCAGCCGCCTTCATTTCTGTTTTCAAGAACGTTTTTTCTGTATTCCTGAAATTTAGTTCCTGCGGATACGGCTGTCGGCGGTGTGCCTAGATATATCGTCTGAGGATTCTTACTTGCAGATGTGATATAGGTCAGTGCCGTGGCTTGCGCTTCGGTGTATTCCTGAGCTTCATCCACCACAAGAAGGTCATATCCTCTTCCAAGACCTCCGCTGTTGGTTCTGGTTCTGTACTCAATGCGACCGCCGCCTTTGATATAAATATGCTCTTTTCCGCTTGCCCTGTAATAATGTGCTATCGGTATCTTAGCAGCTTTAAGCAAATCTATCATTCTTTCCCATGATGAATGTACGGTGTCTGTCCTGTGAGCTGTATGGAGTATGTTCTCACCCGTTACAAGCCCCCACATTTCACGAGCATATATGCTTTCGGTCTTGCCGTTTCGTCTCGGAACAGCATAGCCGAATTTGATATGTGTCCATGTGCCGTCATCGTTCACAGCCATGATAGGATTTAAAATATTTTGCTGCCACTCAAGCAACTCATTTCCGGTTAGTGCGTACAGCTTTATAGCTTGTCTGCCTTTCGTCTCATTGTATTCACTATATGCGGATTTAGTAGGCGTCTGACGTCCTGTTTTTGCCATGACTACCTCCCTTATCCGCTTATATTATTCTATTGTCCGGTG